ATATACTTGATAACCCTATTCTTGCTGGAACTTGTATTCATTGTGCTTGTCTGTAAAATCCTTTCCATATTACTATATTTATATAAATAGAACGATATGATATACAAAATATATAAGTGTCAACTTTGCGGAGAAGAACATAGTGCCAGAGCAATGACTCCACATTTGTTAAATAAGCATAATATGACTGTCAAAGAGTATTATGATAAGTATATTGACCCAAAACCACATATTTGTGCTAATGAAAACTGTAATAATGAAGCACAGTTTATGTCTATTAGTGTTGGCTATTCAAAGTGTTGTTGTCAGACCTGTGCTAATTCATATTCAACTAAAAATAGACATGAAACTGAACCTATATTTGGATTAAAAAAGGCACAATCAACAAATCTAAAAGTATATGGCAATGTGTGTTCATTACATGGAAAAGGACCTAAAAAGAAGAAAATTAAGACTTGGAAAAAGAATTATGGTACTACTCATCCAATGAAAAATAAAAAAGTTCGTAATAAAGCATTTAATACAGCTATGTCTAATGCTAACTGTAAAACACCAGAAGAATACTATAGACATATTCAATCTGAAATACAGGAAGATTTAAAAAAATATGGATATAATGAAGATGGTACTCAAAAAATAACAAATGTTTTTCAATTGGAATCTACAAAAAATAAAATTAAAGAAACAAAATTAGAATTACATGGTGATGAAAACTATTCAAATCACTCTAAAGCAATGGAAACTTTAATGAATACTTATGGGCAGATATTTAATAATCCAAAATATAGATATAAAGAATTATCATTTGATAGTTCTTGGGAATTGGCATATTATATCTGGCTTGAAGACCATAATGTAAATTTTACATTCCATAAAGATAAACTTAATTACTATTGGCCCGGTGACAATAAAATTCATACTTATTATCCAGACTTCAATGTTGAAGGTAAATTGGTTGAAATCAAAAATAACCACTTACTTGAAAAAATGAAGATTCCTGGAACTCAAGAAAATGCAAAATATAATCTGATGCTTGAAAATGAAGTTGAATTAATAACAAACGATACTATACAACCTTATCTACACTACATCAATAATAAATATAGTAAACATTATTTGGAATCATTTAAGGTAGTTAAAAATGGCTGAAAACAAACAATATCCTTGGAAAAATCATAAAGAACCAGGTGAATTCCCACCCGGTTTCAGACCAGAACCAGGAACTTTCGTTCCACCCAAGGACGGTCCTAAACCACCAAAAGTCCCACCTCATTTTGTAAAGCATATGCCCAAGGATAATTACTGTGACGATGTTGACCACTTCATGGCAGATCATCAAATACAGAACATCCCACAACTTATTGCTTATATAAAGGGACAACTGCGGATCCCCCACAATCTGCGTGGAACTAGCGGACAGCCAAATCTTGGACATCATCAGAGACACAGTACAATATATCCAGAGATACTATTATAAGGAAGGCAACTACCGCGATTATCTCTGTATGGAATTGTTGCCAGGTAAAACACATTATAAACTATGTCAAGAATTGGAATCTGTTGTTGATTTCCAGACCGCAAATTGGCTAGGAAACATCAATGAACTGTTTACTGTTCCACATAATGTATTATATGACCAAATTCAGAGCATGAATACCTTCAATTACAATGGTATGTGTTATGGTGATTCTAGCTTTGGAGATGTCTGTGGTAATTTCAATGCACAACTTATTTGGTTAGAACAAATTAAATTTGATCTTGGCGAATCATATCAAGTAAGATATAATGCAAAAGAGAAAGAACTATCAGTATGGCCTTCCCCAAGGAGACCTGTACATGGATTAATGGAAGTCATGAAAAGACAAAAGTCATTTAAAATCTTTAATGATTACTGGTTCAAGGAATTGGTGGTGTGTAAGTGCCGGAATGATTTGGTCGAACGCGCTGCGTAAATATTCAATTTCCATCGCTGGCGGTGGCCAATTGAACATGGATTCCTTATATAGTTCCTATAAAGAACGATATGATGCAGCTATAGAGAGAATTGACAAAGAATCTCCTCACCGGATTTGTATATGTTCGGATAATATGTAAGATACGCCTCTTACAAAAATCGGAAGGAATGGTTGCAGCCATTCCTTCTTTTTATATAAATAGTGTATTGGACTGCAATCCAATTATATAAAATTATTAAAAAATGAGGCGTATATGTGTAAAAGTAGAAATTGTAAACATATTCATTGCTATATTTGTAATCAACCAGTAAAATATATCTCAAGACATTTAAGATTACATCACCCAGAAATAACTGAAAAAGAATACTATGATAAGTATTTAAAAGAACCTAATGAAGGATTTTGTAGAACTTGTGGAAAAGAATTACCATATAGAAATCTACAACATGGTTATAAAAAGTATTGTAATGAATCATGTGAAATGAAAGATTTAAATATACAAAAAACAATAAGGAATAGTTATAAAAATAAAACAGGATATGAACACAATTTTTCAAATCCTAATGTTATAAAACAAATCAAGAAAACACAAGAAAAGATATATGGCGGTGTAGGTTTTGCATCCGAAAAAATAAGACAAAATGCTTTGGATAGTTATAATAAAGAGCATAATACTAACTTAACGAATTTTCAACAATTAGCACATAAAAATGATAAACAAAGAGTAGAAACAAGAAAGAAAAATAATGGTGGTAATTATCATAGTGCCAAGGCATTAAAAAATTTCATAAAAATTACAAATACACCAGATGCAATAAAGAAAAGAATAGAGAATAGATGGAAAAATAATCCAAATTATTATAGCGAAGAAGCAATAAAGAAATTTCAGGAAAAACATTTAAAAACTTATGCTTGGGCAAATATGAAATTATTCAAACCCCACAATAAAGGAAACTGTATATGCCATTGTGATTTATGTAATAATGATTATGAGATAAATGTGTTGACTTTGAGAACAAGAAAAGGTTTAAATAAAGTATTATGTACCATTTGTAATCCATTATATTCACAAGCATCAAATAATTTTACTACATCAAAACAAGAGAAAGAAGTATTTGAATTTGTAAAATCCATATATTCTGGTGAAGTAATTGAAAATGATAGAGATACTTTAGGTGGTAATAGAGAATTGGATGTGTATTTACCAGAATTAAAAATAGGTATAGAATATAATGGTGATTATTGGCATGCCAATCCATTATATTATAAAGAAGATCAAATAGTATGCGAAGGAAGAACGGCACAGGAACTTTGGGATAGAGATAAGATTAAAAAGGAAATATGCGAAAATAAAGGAATAAAACTTATCACTATATTTGAAACTGACTGGCTCAACAATCGCCCAGAATGTGAGAAGTTAATAAAGGAAGCAATAAATGAAAAACTATAAATACCAAAAAGAGGTATAAAAAATGGTATGGTATAACGAAAACGATAATATATTTGTTGTAGCAGAAATCGGTACTGGAGACAATCTACTTGACCAGGATATAGAAGATGGCTATATTGGGTATGTTAACTTAGGTTCATTCTATGGTCCTGATGACTTGGATGTTGACTACATGAAGATTGACCCAGACTATTCTGCTGAAGAACTATATGTAAATGATGAAGAATGTGAGCAGATAGATGGTGGTATGCTATTGTATCGTAGGGAGCCAAGATTGGATTCATATAGATACTTGAAAGAAATACTATACCAATTGAACTTGGACGAAAAGAAAGCAACTGAATGGGAAATCGTGAAGGAATAAAGATAGATGGATAACATTACCTACAGAACGAATTACCTAAAAGAAGCCAATGTGAATGGATTCAATGAACTGGATCTTGGAAGCATGGATTTTGGTAATTTTGATTTTGGTGAAACAAAGAATTACATGGTTCACTATTATGAAGTAGGTAGACCAGACATCATCTCTCAGAACATTTACGGGACTACTAATTTATGGTGGTTCGTTTTGAAATACAATCTGGTGTCAGATCCTTGGAATGATTTACGAGATGGAATGATAATTAAATATCCTTCATTGGATAAAGTACTAGAAGCATTTAAGTTATATAAGAAATAAGTTCAACATTAAAACAAAAATTGGAAAAGACTATTTTAAACGATAGTCTTTTTCTAAATTATAAATAGAAAACTATTATGAACGAACAAATAAAATTAGCAAAACGATTATTAAAAGAAGCTGGCTATCCTGTAATCTATGAGCCAACTGATACTTATGAGATGACACCATTAAGAAAGAAGTATACTGGTTTACCAATGAATATATGGATTGATGAATTACAGAAGTATAAAATTGGTAAACATGAAATTTATGTGAAATTTCAAATGGATAATGATGATGAATTAAAGCCATTAAAAAAAGTTTGTGCTATGAATCTTGCTGGCGAAATAAAAGAATGGTCAAGAAATTGTAGTTTAATTCCTTCCGATTTAGATAAATTAAGATACTTTATATTTAATAATATGGAAGCAATAGTGAACATTGCAAACGGTATGTTATTTTTATCAGATATACAAAAGTATCTAATTAAAGATAAAAAAATAGCTTCAAAAAAGAGAATAGAGAAACTACATAATAAAATTAAGGAAAATATAATTAAATGACTTTAATAGAAGCAAAAGAAATTTTAGAAGAAAATGGTTATGAAGTAATAGTTGAAGATACAGAAACTATTGCAATGAGAAATATATCTAAAAATGATTTAGATTTACCTGCTAATATATGGATTGATGATAGTAAAGCATACAAAAGAAGTCATCATTCAAAACGAATTAAATTTCAATTTGATGGTTCAAATAAATTTATGCCTAATGAACTTATACCTATGAAATTAGATGGTATTGTGCCTTTAGAAAACTATGACACAAAATTATCAAAAAGAGATATAGCAAAAATTTCTCAATGGGTATTAAACAATAAAGAAGCACTAGAATTGTTAGCAGATGGTATAATCACATATGAAGACATTTCCCCATACTTTATTAAAGGTGGTGAATTGGCTACAACAAAAGATAAAGAAAAATTATTAAAAAGAATCAAGAAATTAACAAATAGGTAATATAAAATGAGTGAAGTGAAAGAATATGGTGCTAATAGCATTGACTTTTTAAAGGGTCTTGAAACAGTTAGAACTCGTCCACGGTATGTATGTTGGAGCTGTGAGTGGAAATCCATCTGATGGTCTGTATAGATTGTTAAGAGAGCGGACTTGACAATGCGATAGATGAATACTTGGCTGGATTCAATAAGAACATCTGGATATTCTACAATACAAAAACAAAACAGACAACAGTAGTAGACAATGGTAGAGGTATACCTGTTGGGTGGAATGAAAAAGCCCAAATGGATTCTTTGACCTTGGTATTCACACAGTTACATGCTGGTGGTAAGTTCAATCACGATGTCTATAAAACTTCTTCTGGTCTGAATGGTATTCGGACAGAAGGCCATTGCGGCACTATCTACACACCTACAAGTATGGTCTAACAATAGTAAGGACAATTGGTTCTATACACAGACTTTTGAAAAGGGTATAGTCAAATCTGATGTAACTCGTTGTAGATTGCCTGAAGAATATAAAGGTCTAATAAAGAAGAAAGGAACAATCGTACAGTGGACACCAGACTCAGCAATCTTTACTGATTCAACAGATTTAGATTTACCAAGATTAAAGAGAGAATTGAAGGACATTCAGTATCTTTGTCCTGGATTACACATCTACTTGAAAGTAGATGACCATGAAACCATTGAATACTACTCTGAAAAGGGTCTAGAAGAATTGGTATCAAAGAACGAGAATGATTCTATATTCACATTCAGTGATGAATTTACTGATGTAGCTGTAAATTTTGGTAAAGAAGATGGATATACATTCAGGAGCTTCGTGAATGTGTGCTATACCAATTTGGGTGGAACACATTTGAATGGATTGAAAAAGACAATCTGCAACATTGTTAAGGAGAATTCCAAGAAGAAGATTCTCAATGATGACATTCTAGAAGGAGTAATTGGTGCTATCCATCATAGAATGGCGGATCCACAATATCAAGGACAAACCAAGAACGAATTGACCAATACACCAGTTGAAAAGGAAATCATAGAGAAATTGACACCACCAATGGAGAAATTCTTCCGTAGAAACAAGGATGTCTTGAATCGCATTGTAACTTATGCTGAAAAGATGTTTGAGCAGAAAGAGAAGATGAAAGCATCCAAGGATTTGTTGAAAGGATTGAAAACACTAAATGCAAGTAGCAAGTATATTAGTGACAAGTTCCTTGATGCTGACAGAAGAAAGCATAAGAATCCAAAGGATTTGGAAATGTTCATTGTGGAAGGTGATTCTGCAGGTGGTCACTTCTCTAGGGCAAGAGAATCATTCCAAGGCGAATTGAAGATTAGAGGTAAAATCATCAATGCTGCTAAAGCAACACCAGAAGAATTGTTTGGAAAAGCAACAAAGAAGGGTGAAGCAAAATGTGAAGGCAATAGAGAGATTAAGGACTTGGTGGCTGCATTGGGTTGTGGAATACAAGACGATTATGACGAATCCAAATTGAGATTTGGTAAGGTAATTCTCTGTACAGATTCTGATACGGATGGCCGGACATATCTCTAATTTGTTGACAGCATTCTTTGTAAATTACATGCCTGACTTAATCAAGAATGGCCACTTGTATATAATTGATGCACCTTTGTTTGTTGGAACTAGTTCAAAGAACAAAGCATATGGAATGACTAGAAAAGAAATTGACAACAAAATGAAGGAACAGAAATGTTCAGATTATACAATTTCACGCTTAAAACGGCTGGGGGGAGTGTGATGCCGGCCAATTGTCTGAACTTTGTCTTAGCCCCAAAACAAGAAAACTAATCCAATTGAAATGGACTGATGTTACTGAGAAAGCATGTGAAAATGTAATGGGTGAAGATACTGCATTTAGAAAAGAACTGCTGGGGATTAACAAATAAGAAGTTCCAAAATTAAAAATATATTAAAAGACTTAGATACAAAAATCTGGGTCTTTTTTCTATTTTAATTATTCTATGAGATACCCAAAAGAAATAGAATATGTTAAGGCATATTTAAAATCTAATTTCTGTTTTGATTATTTTGATGTAAAAAGGTATCGTTCATATATTTCATTATATGAATTGGAAATAATTGAACAAGAACAATATGATTTTGTTGATTGTAATCTGTATTATAGTTTAGTCTATATCATTAAAGATCACATGTTGCCTAAGCAAACAACTGTAAAAATTACAACCAGATATGATTATACGAATTTAGATGAAATGTTAGACTTGTTTAACAAAATCAATAAATTATGGAAATGTGTTAAAGAAGCAGAAAGTCCATCATTACAAGAGAAAGAATTTAACAGAATGTTAAAGATTATTAACATTGATTCTGACTTTTGTTAATAAAAATTTACATAAGTTCGCAATTTTCATATTGACAGTTTATACCAAATTTTCTATATTGATAGAAAAAGAGAGGTATAATTTATGGAACAATTGGATTTACGATTTTGTAATTTTAGAGACCCCTTTGTTAATTTCAAGACGAAAGAATATATATTTCCATCAGTTTTAGAATTTATAACTAACACAGAAAAATATAAGGATTTCACTATAATTGATGAACATATTGCTGATGTTGTAATGCGATGCAATTCTCATGGAATTAAGACCTATTATTGTTGTTCTGGCCATCCAATAGACATACATTATGATAAGTTACTCACATCACCGAGTTTTTGTTCATATATAGCATTTGAACGAAAACCCATAATAAAACATATGTTTGACAATTCTAAATGCTGGGATTTGGAAATAGACTTTGTAGAAAACGGTAGTGTTCCTGCATATACAATTCGTACTAATAGTAAATGTAATACATTTAAACGATGGAGCTATGCTATGGAAGAACTTAGTTATAAATTTAGCCATCTTACGAATGAATTTAAACAAATTATAAAACTAGAGGTATAAAATGAATTCATACTATATTTTGAAATGCGATAAATTGTTCCGAAAGACCACACAGAAATTTCTCGGTGAACAATCCAGATTCCAACAGGAACGAACATTTTGGTCATTGGTATGTGAAGTTCTTGCAGGACATCCTGAAGGATTGACAAAAAACGAAATCATTGAAAAGATTGGTTATTGTTCTAGTCAGTCACAGGTATGGCAATCGTTAAAAGAGAATGGTTATATAGAGAGAATCCCACACAGTTGGAAAATGAGACTTACACAACGTGGATTGTGCCACATTACAGATGTGTTCAAGGAGAATGGTCTTGAACTTGATACATCAATAGACCATAACAAACGCAGTTTATTTTGGGAACAGCGTACTCAGGGAAAAATGAAAACCATCAACAGTATGTTCTAGTTATGATTTGTAATGGCGACGTCATAAACGAATTGAAAAAATATGTGGCTTTCTTCAATGAGAAATCAATCTCAGACGGAAAAACAAATGTACGGTCTTGGACTTATGGTTGGGATGAATGTGAAATTTTGTGTGGAAAGACTGTTGTAGAAATCTACTATGATTATATCCATATGACTTCAAGTGGAAAAATCTATGACTATTCTGCATTGCTAGACATGAAGATCAATACAGAAAATTATAAAGACATAATGAATAGTGTTGTGATTCCTTCATATGATTTTAACAAACTGACCACATCACAAATGAAGACCATTTTGGAGAACAATGCCAAAGCAGCAAATGTATCAAGTAAATTGAATGGCCAAGCAGAAAAATACAAGAATCTAGAGGACATGTTCTAATGAAGTTGAATATAAACAAAATAGAAGAGATTTGTAAAAAATATGGCTATTACATTAAAAATGAAAATGGAGAGTCTATTGATTGGACATATCCTGGTACTAATGCTAATGATTATGCTTTGAGATTGAGATGCGATATTTTTGGTGCAATATATTGTGCTGTAGATGTTAGAGATACAACGGATGGATTTAATGCTGGATGGGCAACTTCTAGAATTGGTTTTTTCAACGAAGAAAGGATGTATTCTTACAAAAAAATTGAAGAACGATTGAAATTCCTAAAGAAAAGAATTATTGAACTTCAACGAGAAATGAAACTAGAAAATATAGAGAAGGATTTTTGATTTATGAAGAAACTAATTGATAGATTGGCAAAAGAATTTGGCTTGACTGTTACTGTAGAACATTATGGCCAAGATAAAAAATATGTTTTTATAAACAATTGTGACGGTAGTCTAATGAATGATGCTCCAATCTGGAGTTTTAAAACAAAGGAAAATTATGTAAATGTAGTTTATGATGTATCTGCGACTAGCGATGGTAAATTTGCTTTTCATAGTATAGTTTATTTTGATAATTATGAAAAAACAAAAAAGCAATTAACAAAGATTTTGAATAAAATTAAAGAACTTAAATTTAAGAAGAAAATTGAACTGATTGAAAAGGATTTTTGATTTATGCTGAATTACGAATCATTTAAAAAGCGCGGATGGCCGAAAGATAAATTTGATAAACTATATTCATTGAGTTGTTTTTGTAATGACGATATGTACTTTTGGAAGCCTGATTTATTTAACAATATGGAATTTGGATTAACAGATTCTTTAAGAACAGAAATTGAACATAAAATATATAGTGAAAAGTTCTTCAACGAAATTATGGAAAAACTAGAAACACAGTTGATTCTACCATACAAGAAAATTTTATTTGAGCGAAAACTTTCTAGAATAAAGAAGGATTTTTAGAATGTTCACTTATGATTATAATAAAAATAGAGGATGGACTAATGAGTTGATTAATAAAATCAATGCTCATCCAATGATTTCAAAGAATAAAGTTAGTTTTTATGACCAACATAAGTATAATGTCCTTACAGTATATTGTAATGAAAATTGTGATTTAGAATTATACAATTTAATGGAATCTATAATGTCAAAATTTTGGCATAAATATGTAACAGAAAAACTATTGGATGACATATTTAATGGACTAGATAAATTGGAATTTAAATATAAGCAAATTATGTTAAACAAAAAATTGGAAGCTATAGATAAGGATTTTTAAATATGAAGAAACTAATTGATAGATTGGCAAAAGAATTTGGATTAGAAATATCAAATGCACAACATCCTACATATAAAAATTATAGATATGTATTTTACCCAGGTGTAAGAGGTTGTTTGATTAATAATGCTCAGATTTATGGAAGAAAAAATAAAAAAGATTTTGTAAATGTAGCATCAGATATTGACGAAAGTGGTAAGTTTTTTGATGGAATCAACTATTATGATGATTATGAAAAAGCAAAAGAGGAAATTAAAAATATAATAATGAAAATAAAAGAAAAGAAGTTTAAATATAAACTTTCTAGAATAGAAAAAGATTTTTAAAACATAAGATCAAAAAATTAAAAGTCCCATTTAATATGGGATTATTTGTTATATTTGGAATGGGTATAAATAGATACCAACGATTTTAATAAAGGTAAATGATGAACATGAAGAAGAAAAGCAACATTGATGATTTTTTTGAAAATGAATCTACAGAAAAGACCATAGACACAGACCAGATGCTCCATAACAACATGGAAGTCTATGGATTGGATGTTCTAGAAGATAGAGCCTTGGCAGATTATCGTGATGGATTGAAACCTGCCCAAAGAAGATTGATGTGGACAGCTAAAGAATTGAAAGCTACTTGGGAAAATAAGACAGTAAAATCAGCTAGAATTACGGGTGACTGCATGGGTAAGTATCATCCTCACTCCAGTTCTTACCGGTTCTTTAGTAACTTTAGCAACTAGTGAATACCCTCTAATACATGGTCAAGGCAACTGGGGTGATTTGCAGAATGGGCCTGCTGCTGACAGATATACAGAAGCAAAGATTTCCCAATTGGGTATGAAGATGCTTGAATGTATGGATGTGGCTGACTATATTCCAAATTATACTGGAGAATTCAAAGAGCCAATCGTCCTTACAACACGTCTACCAAATTTTTTCATCAACGAATGTGCTGGAATTGCGGTTGGTTTGAGTTGTAACATACCTGCCCATAACTTGAAAGAAGTAGTGGAAGCATTGAAGGTAGTAGTAAAGAAAGGAGAAGCAACTAAGGTCAAGGACATCATGAAGTTCTTGAAAGGTCCTGACTATAAGTATGGTGGAAAGATAATCTCTACACCAGAAGAAATTGAACAGCTCTACAAGAAAGGTGAAGGAGCAATCAAGTACGATTGTGATTACACATTAGTCCGCGACAAGAAGAATGTGCTATTGACCATTACTGGTTATTGTCCTGGTTTTTCTCCTTCTTCATTCATCAACAAGATGATTAGTCTAATTGATGATGGTGTTGTATTGTATGTGAATGATTCTTCTACCAAGGACGAACCTTGTAAACTAGAAGTCACATTGAAGAATGAAGCTGACTTTGAATCCAAGATCCACAAGCACATGATTAAGAGTGTTAGTTATCGTTACTATGCCATTGAGAGAAACAAGTCAAAGGATATAACGAAGGATGTAGATACCAAAGTAATTATGCCCAATATGGTTGACTTGATGAACATGTGGGTAGACTGGAGAAAAGAAGTAGAAACAAAAATGTGCGAGGCAGAAAAGAAGATCTATGAAGACAAGAAACAGAAATCAAATTGGCGATTGATTGCTTCACAGAATCTCAAAATAGTCATTAAGGGATTGGAAGAAAAAGACCCGGTCAAGTACATTGCGGAGAATATGCCTGGATTGAAGGGTAAACCATTTGCTATGGAAGCATCAAGATATATTTGTGACCAAAGAGTAATTAGTCTACAAAAGACTGACCAAGACAAAATCAAGAAGGACATTCTAGATTATACAAGTCACATTAAGGATCTTGATAATGACATTGCCCATATTGACAATGTTGTAATTAGGGAATTGGATAAACTCAAACCTTTCTATCGTGACAGAATGTTGAAGGTATAATGAACAAATTTATAAATTCATTGGATATAAGTATAGAAGATCCTTATTATGGTGGAGAAATTCTACCAGACTATATACCTTATATTGATGAAGCAACAAAGTTTTGGAATAATCCAACTTGTTGTATAATACCATTTGAATTGAACTTATATAGATATAAAAGCGATAATGATGTAGGTTATACATTTTCTACAAAACCATGTGCATGTTATAATGTTTTATCTGATGAATATAAAATAAAATCAACTGATATAACTGATATAATTAAATCAGAAAAATTAAAAGATATAAAAGAAAAAATAATTAAAGGTGATTATTCTTTATGTGAAAAATGCCCTCAATATAAATCTAATAGAGATAATTTAACTACTTTTCATACTGGATATAGTTTATATAATGAATATGGCTATTATGGTAGAAAAATATATGAAGGGTATTTAAATAAACAATATAATAGTGTGATGGATAATCCACTAATTTTAAATTTATCGCTAGATTCAAAATGTAATCTATTGTGCCCTACTTGTAGAGATAAAGATTATGATTCTTATATAAATCAATTGACAGATAAAGACTTTAATGATATAATTGAACTTATTAAAAAAAGTTATACAATAAGTGTAGGTTGTGATGGAGAAACATTCTTGAATAAATCTTATATGGATATATTAAAACAGGATTTATTTGAAGTAGGAAGTAAACTTAATAAAATCATAATTTATACAAATGGTGTTCTAGCAAATAATACAAACTTCAGTAAAATACATCCAAACAATATACAACACATAAAAGAAATAAAAATAAGTGTTGATGCTGCCACAGAAAATACTTACAATGTTGTTCGTCCTGGTGGTAGATGGAATATATTACTTAAAAATGTCAATTATTTGGCTTTGCATCCACAAAGAACTTGGGATTTACATTCTACCTTCACGATTAGTAAATACAATTATAAAGATATACCTGATTTTATAGATTTTTCATTTGATCTTGGTTTTAATAGTGTATTATTCAGTTTTGCTAGACCAATGTTCCATAAAGATTATAGCAATAGTGAATATAGATCTGATTTTATAATTGAAGGAAAGCATAAAGAAGATATAACATCTTATATAAAGAATATAATTGAAAAATATAATGGGAAAGATGGTAGATTTGTTGGAATAGTTTAATTATGTTTAAAGTATTACAAGGATTTGAAATACAAAAACTATATAAAAAAACAGGTAAGAGAAAATATAGAATAAATCTTATACCTGATTCTTTTTTCATAGAAAAAAATGTAAACTATCAAAAATTATATAAAGAACTTACTATAAAAATGAAAGAATCAATAATAAAATTAGGTAATACAGAAATAAAAACAAGTGATTATTACCAATTAGAAGAAAGAAGAAAGAATTTAATCAGAGATGAATGTTTTGATTTGAAATGGCAGCTTGAACATTACAACAACGACATAATTTTGAAACGATTTTATCAGATAGAGGTAGATGATGAAGACTGTAGTGACAATGACTTGTTGGCCTAAAAGAATAAATCAATTACCTATATTTTTGGAAAAATTTTTCTCTACACAAACAGTAAAACCTGATTTGTTCTACATTTGGCTTTCTACAGAAGAATTTCCAGATCATAAAATACCAGATGAATTAGTAAAGCAAATTGAATTAAATAATATAATACTTAAATGGATTGACAAAAATGAATACTGCCATAAAAGATGGAAAGTATATCCTGACCATTATGAAGATGTTGTAATTTCACTTGATGAAGATAGAATATATCCTTATGATTTAATTGAATATGCTAATACAGTAAATACAATAACAAATCTATACATTCCACAAACAAAAGAATACCATAAAGCATATTTACCCTCATTTTGTGGTCAATGCATAATACCACCAAATACATTCCCATGGGAAACATATAGTGAACAATATGTAAAAGATAGGTTATTGTTATCTCCAAAATGTGACGAATGCTGGATAAATACCTTTTTACTTAAAAATAATACAAAAATCTCAATAGACTTATCTTTAATAAATCCTTGTGAATATGATTATGCTTGTAATATAGACGAAACAGCATTACATAAGAATTTTAATGATAAAGCAAATATGATGTATAATACAGCTAACTATATGAGATTGAAATACGGATTTAATATAGATATGAATAAAGTACTTGAATGTTGTAATTATATCTTAACTTGCTATTCAAAATCATAAATAATGTATGAGTAATTGGACTGAAAATAATCCAGATAAAAGAACTAAACCTGTGTATGACCCTTCTACACATGGATTCCATAAAGGTTGGATAGATGGTCATCCAAGTGGTGGCTATCCATATAACTATTTCTTCAGTGATACATTGCGTAGCATTGTAATCGGATTTGGCAACTTCTTCAGTAACTTGTGTGTAATCCGTTATGATGAGAAGGGTGAACCAATAAAACAAATTCAAGTCCCATTGAAATATGGCCCTAGAATGAAGTCCCATGATTTTCGTGTAGAACAGGAATCAGGAAAGAAGTATTATATTCAACTTCCAAACTTAACATACAGGATAGATGGAATTTCATTTGCAGGCGAAAGGTATTCTGGTGCAGGAGAAACGAGAGGCTTCTATTCTGACTATTTTGAAGTAAATGGTGTAGATTACATAATGGCAAACAAGTTCTGGGCAGATGTACACCCAGTTCCATACAACATTACAATCTCAATGGAAGCCAAGACAGAACATATATCTGATGCCAATCAAATCATGGAACAGGTATTGGTGAGATTTGCTCCTGAAGCATATTTTGACTTGAAGGAATTCTGGTTCATAAACAAGAGACGTTCAATCAAGATGAAGTGTGATAGCACATCCCAGGAAATTACTACTGACTTTGGTGAAGAAGACAAGAGGGAGATTACTGTTTCATTCTCATTCACGATTGAAGCATGGTTGTACAAGCCAATTGAAGATAGTTACATAATTGACCAGATCATTACCAAGTTGGCAGTCAACAATCAAGATAGTTACTGGAAGGAAAACATTGTTGGCAACTATACAGGAAACTTCAAGGAAAGGCATGATTTTGAGTACATGTTTGGTACAAAGATTGGAAGGGTGTCTGCTTTGTTGCCTAGCGAAAATCAACCAGAACAGAAACTGGGTGAGAACTATATCGTGCAGGATTACGAGTACGAAGAACTACCAGACATCACCAATTATCCAGTTGGCTCAATGCAGTTGAAGTCAACGAGTTCATATTTTGACGAAAATTCTACATTATGGTCTGGGTATTGTCAGTACTTATCAGCTCTTAGCGGCACAGCCCCAGTAAGTTGGATAGATAAAACCTATGGTGAAACCAATAGAAACCCAGCTACATTACAATACTGGCAAGTGACTGCATTTTCTAGTGGTTATGACCCACAAGTCCCTACTTCTTTGAAACCAAATATGTCCGGTGACCAGATTTATCAAATTTTCAACAATAAGAATTATGTAATTCAACCAGCCGCAGATAGCTTGTCCGCAAAATATGGTGCGACTATCATAAATGACAATAAGAACCTATTTGGTTTTGGTCAATTTAATTCTGACTTGAAATTTGATACAAAAGATGCCGAGTTGAATGGCGAACTTGTGAAGGATGCACCTTTGGTATCAGAAATTACAACAAATAAGAGCGAAATTTTATAAATACTATACAAATGGAGTTTTGAATCATGGAGAATAGACAATCGCAATTCATTGAAAAAATTACTAAAATCTTTACCAACACAGGATTCGGTGTTGAAAAGTTTGATGAAGGAACCTTTGATGTAATTGACAGGTCCATAATTGGTAAAGTAAAGATTGGTTCAATTAAGACATTGGATAATGGCGACATCTCAATCAAGTTGGGTGGCGATACAAAGAAGCGTGGTAAATTCCATCAGTTGATGAAGACCACTTCGTTCAAAGCCAAGCCAACATACAATGTTGCTACTGTAGCCAAGATCGTTAAAGGTATGCTTGACGATTATAAGAAGGCAAAGAAGGAAGTTTACAAAGAATCTTATCAGCAATATACTGTTCCTACTGAAATCACTAGGGATGGTCTAGAAAATGCCATAGATTCCTATTTGACCAAGGTGGCCTTGTTGAAGGAAAAACATTCTGATGTAGAAGAAAACTATGCGGATCTATTGACCTTCGTTGCTGACAAGTTGTCTTTGACAGAAGATGCTTGTGAGGCCAAATTTGGTGATGTTCTTGACTTGACATTGAACTATGACGAATCTAGATTCAACAAAGCAATGGATATTCTATTTGAAGAAACAGAATTGAAATCTGATTTTAGAAAATTCCTTCAAGAGAATAAGGAAGTTGACTTGATGGTCGAAATCAAGAATGACAGAGCATTGAAGGCACTAAGGAATACTGACTATTATAAGAATTTGGATGAAGATGACAAATATCGCAAGTTGTGGAAATACATTGTAGGCACACATGGTTCAAAGTTTTCAATGAGCGAAGACTTGGAAGATATTTGTAGAACCTTGGCTCATGAAGATGACGAAAATTTTTAATTAAGGAGAAAACAATGGATTTTAAGAATTATTATCACAACAAGTTGAACGAAGAAGGTGTAACAATGGATGGATTGGATGCTGATGCTCCTCGTCCACAACCTGTTCCTGCTCCTGCCCAGACTGGTTCTGCAGGAATGTTCATGTCCTATGTAGCTGGTAAGTCAATGAAGGAAGGACTTAGCAAGTTGGGTGTTGACATCGGTAAAAGTATTGTGGAATATGCCACAAAGCAGTTGGTACAACCCACTGACTTCAAATCTGAAGATGATTATTTGAAGTACTGTAAGGACATTCGTGATGGTGTAGAAGAAAAATACAACAAGACATTGGTTGACCTTCTTACACAGGTTGGGATCTTCATTGACAACAAAGTACATACCCAATCTACTAAGTAAGTTCAATTATGAAATAAATTTTATGGAAAGTCCCCCTATATAATGGGGATTTTTCTATTTTTGGTATGATTATGGAAAGAAGTGAAATAATTAACAAATATATAAGCAAATATAATTTATCTTCATATCTTGAAATTGGAACTAGGAATAAAGAACATAATTTTAATTTAATTAAATGTAGAGAAAAATTGTGTATTGACCCAGATCCAAATGCTGTAGCTGATTTAGTGATTACATCTGATGAATTTTTCAAGATAAACAATAAGAAATTTGATTTTATATTTGTTGATGGTCTTCATGAAGCCCACCAAGTCTATAGAGATATAAAGAATGGACTTAAAGTATTGAATCCAAGTGGAATTATAATGTGCCATGACTGTAATCCTCAAAAAATAGAAGAAAATAAAGACTTTGAAGAATATGAAGGAACAGAAATTTGGAACGGTGATTGCTGGAAAGCATTTGTAAAATATAGGTATGAAAGTAAATACAAATGTTATGTATTGAATCATGATTCTGGATGTGGTATAATAGACACTAATATACCTACAGAATTAACAGAAGAAATTGTATTCCATATAAATGAAATGTGTTTTCCCATGTTGAATGAATATAGAAATAAGTGGCTCAATTTAACCGATGATTTTTTATTTGAATCATAAATATAATAATGAGAATGAATAAGAAGATTAAAACGATATATTGTGATTTGGACGGAGTATTGACCGATTTTCGTGGTGCTTGCCAGGAAATTGATGCCATTGAGCATTACAAAGTAGATTGGGAAAAAGTCCATGCAGCAGGAATAGACTTTTGGGCTAATATGCCTTGGACTAAAGAAGGTGAAAGATTCTATAAATGGCTTGAAAAGTTCTGTGACGAAGAAGGAATTGACCTTTGTATTCTATCTCAAGTAAATTATAGCGATGGTGTAAATGGTAAGATTGAATGGTTAATGTCCAATACCAAAATCCCAAACAAGAACATCTATATCGTTAAGAACGGCAAATCAAAAGCCAAGTTTGCAAATGATTCTAGTCTTTTGATTGACGATTTTGGTAAGAATATAGAAGCATTCGTATTGGCTGGTGGTTTGGGCATAAAGTTTGAAAGTCCAGGCCAATGTAGACAAGCAATATTTGATTTGCTAGGTTGATTTTTTTCATAATAACTTTAACTGCTTTTTCGTAATGGAAAGCAGTTTTTCTTGTTATAAATATATTTGAGGTTTTATAATGGAAGAAGAAAATACCGCAACAAGTGCTCACTTAGATTCATTCATGCATGTGTATGACAATGGAACAACAGCTAGATTATATGTCTCTCCTTGGGATAGAAATACTGTTGCTGATGGTTATTGGCAGACAGTCAATACCATTCAACCATTGATTAACAGAGATGTCTATTTGGCAGACTGTATAGACAAGTTGGCAGAGAAATATACTGTTTATACAGAAGGTGAAGGAATTAAGATTACAGAAAATCAAGAGCCAAAAGGAACATCTAGCATTGGATTGTCTCCTGACTATTACAAGAAAGTTCCAAAATATGAGTTCAATACAGATTATTTTGTGGTTGAAACTAATCCAGACACGAATGAAACAAAAATTGGATTAAAATTGGATCCTAATAGCGGTGAAGGTTATATCTCTGCTGATGAAAATGGTATATTTGCTAATTTGGATTATATGATGTCTTCTACTTCTGCTGTAACAAGTCATTCTGCTTATTCAGCAAATTATGTTTCTGCTTGGACATATACTTATAATACTGCTGCATTGACTGTTGAATATGTTACTATGCTACCTGAAGACATATTGGAATCTGAAAATAAATTATATATCGTAGGTTAATACAAGATGGATGCTAAAGTCAAATACCATTTATACGAGACTGCACATTCTGGCATAATACCAGAACAAACAGTCAATCTAGTACCAAAAACATGGACTACTAGAACAGTTACAGATGGTGTATGGATGACCAGTGCAACATTGTCTGCTTTAGATTTTCGTGATTATTTCCTAGCCAACATGATTGATGCTGTTGATGAAGACAAGAAAAATCATTATGTTGGTAAAGATGGTATAGTAATTGACCACGAAAAAAGAACTATCTCTTATGACCCAATTGATGGAAAATATGTATTTGATAATAATTCTGCAATGTGGTGTGAACCAAATAACAAATTTGTCTATACGAAACTTAATGAAGATCAAGACAATAGAATTAAATTGGTTAGTGGTTATATCAACTATGAATTGACACCTGGTGTTAAATATATAACAGCAACAGTTGATTCAAGTATATCTTCAATAATAGGCTTTAGTGGCGGTATATCTTCTTTTCCAACAGATGTTAATGTAGTGTATGTAACAAATGCCAAATTATATAAGAATAATATAACAGCAATGTCTGCAGGAGAAACGAGTGCCGAACCATATAAAAATGAAGGATCTGGAAGTAAATGGGTAGTTACTGGTGATTCAATAAAAGATGGATATAGAGAGTATTGGTCTGCTACTACAGAATCTGCTACATTATATACAGATGGAACAAGTAGTATTTCATCTTCAAATATATTCGACCCAACTGATAGAACAAATTATTCTGGTGGTTTTATAGGTGGACCTAATTTTATAAGTGGTGATGTTGATATGGTCCCTAGCGGTGTTTTATTCATATATTAAAAAAAGGTTTATATGAGTTATTATTATAGAGATATAAATGGTGTAGAACATACTGATAAAGAAAATTCATTTACTAAAGCATATGAATACAACTATTTTCCATTTATGGAAGGCCCATTGTATGCTAATACAAATACTAATTATACACCAATTATAGCATTGAAAGATGGTTCTAAACCAGTATATACTTATAATTTTATTGCTAGACATGGTGGTATGCCAAATAATAATGAGCCATTTTCACATGTTTATATGGCAACTACTACATTCAAAAGTAAAAATAACCAATATGATTTATCGGTAAGTAGTATTAATAATGTTGCCCAATTATTTCACTGGACTAAATGTAATAATATAAGTATAAAAGAATTATATAAAAATAATGAGCCAATAATTAATTATGTTGATAGAACTAAAGGAAATATGTTATCTTGGACATTGAAAAATGAAGATAACTGGTGTTTTTCTGCTTATAATTATCAAATAAATGGTCCTTTTCCATATGCAGGAAAAGATAACAAATGTCTTAAAATAGGTGATGAATGGGATAATACTACTAATTCAGCAACACATGGCCCATTTTCTAGTAATGTATTAACACGAAATGCCGAATCATTATTAAATATAGTAAGATTTTCACCAGATAAACAAAATGACATGTTCAATTATACAGAAACCATAAAAAATTATGAAGGTGATTATATAATGTCTTACTATACATTGGATATAGATGAGATTAAAAATATAAGAAAAAATAAATTAAAATTAAATTATTTTTATACTATTCTATTTGATGGTCAGTATGATTCTACATCAACAGTTACTAGTATATCTGCACCATCTAATTTATCTGCTAATTGGGAATCTAATTTTACTAATACAAATAATAAATCACCTTTTTCATTCAACTATTATATATCTGACGAATCTGCATGGAATAGATATGGTACAGCACCAACACCGCCATATAGTATAGGACATAATTTGACTTCTACATATGGTAATACTACAGCTACAGATAAACATGAATGGAAATATATATCAAGATTTAAAAATACACCATTAGATGAATGGAATGTAGATACAATTAAAAATTTTTATGTAGGTAATGTTAATAAGCAAAATCAAATTGCATATTCAAAATTTACAAATTTTAAAGGGGCATTTTATACATTTGGTACATTTACTGCAATTGGAAATTGGATTCCAGATGTATCTGCAGAATATCAACAAGGTAGTTTAGTTAAATATGACAATAAAACTTATATAGCTAACTGGAACATCAATACATATACAGCTGTAGTCCCAACAGCAAGAAAAATGAATTCTGCAATACCAAGTAAATTTGATGATAAAGAAGATCCAAGTCAAATGTGGATTAAAGTAGATATAGAAGAACAAAATCTAGATTATTCAGCATATTTTGGTAACAGTGACAGTGGCCATTATTTGAGTGCTAATGTTGATTTTTGGAAAGATTATTCTGCAAACATTATACCTTATGTACAGACACTAAATGCGAATTGCTATTACGATAGAAGACATAATATGCAAAATACAATTTTTAGTTTAACGAGTTATCCTTCTTATAGAAGTTATCAATCTAATTCTGCTGAAGATGTGTATAATTTAAAAAATAGAATCTGGTCAGAAAATATAGAAAGGTATTTTAATGATTTTACTTTATATACTAAAGATACTGATATTGTATCGTATGATTGGACAAATTATACATTTAAATATAATTATTCAGGTGCTTATGGTGATGCAGTAAGAAATTGTATATGTTTTACAGTGTGTGGAACACAAGGTAATCAATATACAGCATATTTGTATGTTGATAACAATGGTACTACTGTTGATATAGGAAACATTGAAGAATTATTTAATAATAATAGTTATGTAACATCTAGTAGACCTGAAACTTGGAATAGAAATACAAGTTATCAACAAGGAACAATAGTTAATTATAATGGTAAACTATATCAAGCAACAGTAGATGTAATAGACAGAGATATAAATGATACCATTTGGAATTCATCAGGATATTCTGTTTTTGGTATAGAAAACGATATAACAAATCCATTATATTCATTTAAATTATATAAAAATTATTTTTGTATTGGTAGTGCTACACATACTATAGATTTAACTAATGAAACTGCAAAATATATACACATTGCTTTTCCTGTGACACCCACATTAAATAGTGGTTTATATGATACTTATAATGGTACTGCAAAAACTTGGATTACTGATTTAAAAATGTCATATGAAGCAATAGATTAAATTAATGCACAATAACACATAAAACCCTATTCCACCAAGAATAGGGTATCTTTTTAAGATCAAAAAAGTAATAAATAGTATGATGTATTATTTTTATAGTGCTGTGAGTGAGTTTATTATTAAAGTTTAACATTTATAGGAGTATAAACATATGGCAAAATACACATATCCTGGTATATTTTTCCAAGAAAAGGACAATACCATACGTTCCAATTCATTTCCTGGATTGGGAATTGGTGCTATAGTCATGAAGTCCAATAAGGGTCCTGTAAACCAGAGGGTCCTTACTACTTCATATGACAATTTTACAGAAATTTATGGTCAACCTGAGAATCTAGACGATTACGGCCATTTTGCTGCCGAGAACTATCTAGCAATCTCTAACCAGCTTTTGACTGTTAGAACCACAATGGGTGACGAAGGCTATGCCCAAGTCCAATATCCATATAGCGATGCAGACATTAAGGATGTCTATCGTTCAAAAGATACTGCAGAATTCAAGTTCATTGACAATGAAGACAACGCAAATCTTAAGTTGTTGGGTAACTTGAACGATGTTACACAGGTATCTGCTATATCTGGTCAAACTGGTAAGGAAGAATGGATTGTAAACCCAACTCTATCTTCTTTCCGGTGTATATCAGAGAGCTGGTTTTGGTACAATCGTTGACTTGATTAACGATAATCCACCTTCTGTTGCTGTGTTCAAGAATGTAGGAGATGAATCCAGTGACATTGATGCTGAAAACATCAAGAAAGACGAAGGTGTATATGTGGAATTTGCCACAAGCGTAAATGCCAAAGGTGCTGTTGGTAGATGGTTTGATGACTTGATCTTCACAAATTCTGCTTGGGAAAACAAGGAATTGCCAGTATCTTCAATTCAAGTATTTAAGACAAATGCTTTGATGTATGCTGATACAGCCACAAGTGGTATTTTGAGTGGTTATAAGACTGTATTTAGTATTCCTGCTGAAGATACATTGAATGGTGTAGGGACTACATTGACTGCTTATTATGACTCAAAATTTGCTGATACAATTGACTACAATGTTTCTGGCTCTCTCAGTTCCATTTCTTATAAGGAATTGATGAATGGAGATAATTTCTATAATCCTTCCGGCGCTGAATTGGTTAAACCTTCTGCTAAAGCATGGAAAATCCAGTTCCGTGATTGGGATGACTGTGTAAACAAGACATACTATACATTGGCTGACGATTTCAAGAATACTGTTGGCCAGGCTGTTGGTATTCAATACCGTGAATTTGGTATGAATACACTTCAAGAAGCAATGGCTGCAAAATACAACAATGAATTGTTGGATGAGCCATTTGATGTCAAATTTACACCCATTACAGATCTCATTACTGACAAAGAAGGAAATCAAACTACATCTGGTTTTGATTTGGTAAATGAATTGGCAGATTCCTATGGATGCGACCCATCTGAACTATTGACAGACAATAAGTATGGAAATAAGTATGGATTGCTTGAATACTATGATGTATGGGAAGGCATTCAGTTTGAATATGACGAAGATAACAATCCTGTCAAGATTCTCAATGAACCAGTAAGAAAGGTAATATACAAGACTGACTGGGATGCATTTACTGCAAAACATAATCTTAAAAAATATGACGAAAAGTTGTTCTGGACTGTTGCTGAGAAAGATGCCAAGACACCAACAACCATGTCTGTCTACACATCTGACGAACCAAACCCAGTTGTAATTCCTTGGCAAGAAGGAATGGTCAATGATTCTGGTGAACCAGTCAACAAACTTGCTGCATTTGCTACATCCGAAATTCTCAATGGTGTAAACGAGAGATATAAGGATGGTTATACAGTTTCCATTGAATCTGACGATGAACCTGGTAATGGTGACGTTGAACAGTATGTTTCCAATAGAGCCAACCAGTTGATTATCACTTCAATTGGTCCTGGTGAATATGGTAATGACATTGGTGTGTCAATCATTACTACCGAATGTGCTGACATTCCTGCTCTCAACCATCAGAATGCTTTCAACTGGAAGTATCGTTATGATGACGAAGACAAGGTAGATAGTGATGAACAAATCGTACAAGACAACTTGACTTGGAAAAAGGTCTATCGTATCAATGTGTATGTAAAGCCAAAGGCCCAGACTGCTTCTGCTGCTTGGGGTACTGGTATGGATGCATTGTTGAAAGATCCTGCTGAATCATGGTATGTTTCAAATGACCCAACAGCTAAGGATGCTGAAGGTAATTCCTTGTTCGCACCAAATGTAATCAATGGTCACTCTGAATACATCTATGTCTCCCGTAATTCAGTAAATGAAGCTAGAACTGGGGCTGGTACTTATGCTCAGCCACATCAGACCTATGCCATCTATGGATTGACTGGTGGCTCCAATTCAAAGAAGAACAATGTGACTGAAAAGATTGCTGGCTTGAAGCTCTACACAGATAGACAGAAAGCAGACTTTGACATCTTGTTCAATGTGGAAGCCATTGATACCTTCAATGGTAAGCAAAGATACTCTGCACTACAACGCCGCATTGCTGAGATTGCTGCTTCTAGAACCATTGACATTGGTGTAGTCCAAGTCACTTCAAGAGAAGCAAAATCTGTAAAGAGAATGCTTGGTGAAGCCAAAATGTTCTCCTTCAACAATGGTACTTATGTTGCTGAATATGCTGGATATGACAAGTATTATAATGGCACACTTGCATCTTGGATTTACTTACCCAAGTCTGTAGCTGGTGCTTGCCGTATGGCATACTGTGACATGGTAAGTTATCCTTGGATGGCACCTGCTGGTGTTCAGCGTGGTAACATTACATACACCAACGGTCCACTCACTCGCTTGACCGATGTAGAAATTGGTCAGTTGTATGACATCAACGTCAATACTTCTAGAGATTGTGCTGGATTTGGTGAATGTCTATATGGTCAAAAGACTGCATTGAAGAAAGAATCTGCATTGAATCGTATCAATGTTCGTAGATGTTTGAACTACATTGAAAAGGTTCTTGAACAAATGATGTTGCCTTACTTGTTCCAGCAGAATACTGCCAATACAAGAAGTGCTGCAAGAAACTCTATTGATGCTTTCTTGAATCGTGTTCAAGCTGCCGATGGTGTAGAAACATATAGTCTTTCTGTTACACAAGATCCCGAAGATCCACATATTCTCAATGTGAACATTCGTATTGTTCCTGCTGAGGCTATTGAAGCTATCTTCGTTACCATCAATGTGGATAGAAATACTGGTGTTACTACTACTGAAACAATGTAATTAACACAATAAATTAAAATAAAACCCAGGACAACATCCTGGGTTTTTTCCATATAAATAGAACATGAATAAAAGAGAAATTAAAACAAGAACAAAAGCACTCTACAAATCTGTAGAAGATGTTTTCAAGAACACATCCACTTTGAATTTGGCTTTGTACGAAAACTTGTTTGACGATAACTTCATAAAGATACTCGTATTGCTAATGGAATATTTCAAGTTGAAAAGAATTCCAAAACCTGTACTTGAAATCTGTATGGATTGTGATGAAATAGATGATGATGTCTACAATTCATTCTATAGCCATTGTCAGGAACTTTGGTTAAAGAAAGCCAATCAAGAAATCAAATATGCCATAAAAGAAATAGAACATATGAAGGACTAATCCAATAATGTCAATGTTTAACAACAATTACTTACAAGGAAAATTCAGACCAAAACATCCTGAAAAATGTCTGAACTACAATGGAAAAGTTGAAGGACATGAAATAACATTTAGATCTTCATATGAAAAGATAATGGCTAACTGGCTTGACTTGAACAACAACATTCTTGAATGGCGGATCAGAGATTATAGAGATTCCTTATTATTCAAACATTGACAACAAGCAACATCGCTATATTACTGATTTTGTATTTACTTGTAAGACCAGGAACAATACCATTGAGAAATGGTTAATTGAAGTAAAACCAGGAACACAAGTCCCAAAACTAGATGAATGTGGTCAAATAATCTTCCCAAAACTAGAACCAACAAAGAAGGGTAAGCTCAATAAGAATAGGATTGAGAGATGGCAAGAATACTGCAATGTCCTTAAAAAGAACAAGGAAAAATGGGATTATGCACGTGATTGGTGCAGGAAGAACAATTACAAATTTAGAGTAGTGACAGAAGAAGAACTCGCTCTGAAATATAAATAATTTGTTGAACCTTTAAAGTGATTTTGATTCAAATAGTTTTCTTTTAAAGCAATTAGAGAGAACCTTATGAACAAATATCAGAAACAAAGAAAATTCACGCTTGATTCCATATCTGCAATGATAGAATATGCTGAATCAATCAACAAAGATAGGGAATCAATTGAATACCAATCAGCTTTGTCATCTTGGATGGAAAACAACTTCAATCTTTTCAAGGAAACTTGGGAACAAGAGAATGGCAAATTGGAGGACACAACATGTCCGATGAAGAATACGAAAAAATGAAACAGTTCATGACAGATCAAATCAAGGAAATTGAGATACACAAATGGCTGGAATCTGAAAAGGCCAACCGTGACTTGGGTGAAGATGCTGTCAAGGACTGGATTAAAAAACATGCTAAAGAATTTAGAAAGAAATGGGAGAAAGAAAATGGGAAAGAGAACATTGACGATTAGTGTTTGTGGCGGTGGTGCTTTACGGAATTGGTCCTTTGGCCTTCCTGTGTAATCTAGAAAGTGATATAGGTAAAAAGATTTCTGATGTATCTTTTGCGTACTCAGGAACTTCTACTGGTGCCATCATCGCTGCTGGTCTAGCTGAACGGTTACTCTGCCCATGACTTGTTTGACCTCTATAAGAACAACCTCAAAAAGATCTTCACGAAATATCCTTGGTACAAGAGAATGACACCCAAATGCCCTACCTATGACAACTCAAACTTGAAGAAAATCCTTAAAGACAAGTTCAAAGGAAAATGTGGCGACTGGAAAAAACCAATCTTCATCCCTACTACTTGCATGAATGGCGAATCTGTAGAAAAAGTCTGGGACTTGCGGTGACAAGGATGTTGACAAATGGTTCGCAATCTTGACGAGTACTGCTGCACCAACTTATTTTGACTGTGTGTATGATGCACAAAAAAATTGCTATATTGATGGTGGTATGTGGAAAAATTCTCCAATTGATGTGCTGAATGCTGGCTTGTTGAAATCAGGTTGGTCTAACTACAAAGTACTCAATTTTGATACTGGTATGAATACTCCAAACACAGAAGAAGGAAACAAGACATTGGTTGGTTGGGCCGAATACTTGATTTCAGACTGGATTGCTAGGACAAGCTATTCTGGCGTGTATGAAGTAAAATCCATAATTGGTGACAAGAATGTCTATCACGCAAGTCCATACAACAAGAAGAAAATCAAGATGGATAAGACCGATGATGATACCATCAATGAAGTAATTGACATTTGGAATAATTATTACTTCTCAAAAAGAAAAGAAATCCTTGATTTTATGAAAATCTAATAAGGACAGATAGGAACAATTCTCGCCTATTTGAGGGATTGTTGGTAGCGGTCCCTCTAACTTATTATAAATAGTATCGTGGCACTACCAATGCCTCGTTAAATAAATTAAGGAGAATGATTATGAAAATAGAATATATTAATAAATGTGCTATATGTGGATTTAATGTTCGTAATTCTTTGGGTGTACACATACATTTTAAACACCCAGAAATAACAGCAGAAGAATATTATAATACTTATGTTAATCCAGGTAATAATGAAGGTAAATGTGAACAATGTGGAAAACCTACAAAATATAGAGATTTAAAACGAGGATATTTTAAATATTGTTGTGAAGAATGTAGAATAAAACATTGGACTGAATACAATAAAGAACTTCATAAAAATCATAAATCTAAAAAACAATTGGAACGAGAAGATGTAGAAAAAAACGGTAAATATGTTTGTAAAATCTGCGGTAAAAGAACTAATAGACTAGGTATGCATCTTAGAAATCAACATAATATATTTGAAAATAATCATAAAGAATACTATGATAAGTTTTTAAAGAAGCCAAATGAAGGATATTGTGCTGTTTGTGGTAAAGAAACCGCTTATCAAAGTGTACTAATTGGATATAAAAAGTTTTGCTGTGCTTCATGTGCTATGAAATCTGAAGAAACACTGAAAAAAATGAGAGATACTTTTATGAAAAATCAAAATATTGAAGGTGAATACACTATTGAAGAATATAAAGAAGCAAGGCAAAAACACATTTTAGAAAAAGATCCAGATTTTTATAAAAAGATGGGTAAGAAAGTACATGAATCATTTAAACGAAATACTGGGTTAAATTCTACATTTCAACTTGAGAAAACGAAAGAAAGTGCAAAAAAGACGAATCTTGAAAGACATGGAGTAGAACATTGGACTAATAGAGAAAAATGTAAACAGACTATGTTAAATAAAACTGGTTATGAATATGCTTTTCAAGTACCAGAAATAAAAGAAAAAATGGAAGAAAAATCATTAAAAGAACATGGCCAAAAATTATGGACTAATAGAGAAAAATGTAAACAAACCATGTTAGAAAATACAGGGCATGAATATCTATTTCAAACTCAAAATTTTAATGATAAAGTTAAAGAAAAATGTTTAAAAAATCATGGTGTAGAATACAACTGTCAAAGACCTGAAGTCATAGAAAAAATAAAGCAATCTTGTATAGATAGTTTTGGATATAGCAATCCGATGAAATGCCCTGAAATTAGAAATAAAACAAAGAAGAAATTTAAATATAAAAACTTGAATTTTGATAGTGGTTTTGAGTTGGTGTACTATATCTGGCTGAAAGACCATAATATAGAATTTGAATATCAACCAAATACTACTTTTAAATACGAATATCAAGGTAAAACTTATGATTATTGTCCTGATTTTTTAATTAATGGCGAATATATTGAATTAAAAGGACTTCAGTTTTTTAAAAATAAAGATAATAATGATGTTATGATCTGCCCTTATAAACACAAAAACGATACAGAAGAAACTATAGAATGGCGAAATGGACTATATGAAGCAAAACACCAGTGTATGTTGAAAAATGGTGTTAAAATTATAACAGACTTGCCAGAATGTTATGATTATATTAACAAAAAATATGGCAGAAATTATATAAATCAGTTTAAAAATGGCTAAAATTATAAATACATTAATAGAATACACTCAAAATGAGGTTTAAATTATGGCAGAAATCAAAAAGCTTTTTAATGAACAATGTTTGAATGAAGCAACAACAGAACTCATTGAAGAATCCGCAACAGGTCAAAAGAGGCTCTATATCAGCCGGGGTCTTCATGGGAGCCAACAAAAAGAACAGAAATGGTAGAATTTATCCAAGAGAATTGATTGAAAGAGAAGTAAAAAACTACCAAGCACTGATTGAAAGCAGAGAAGCACTTGGAGAGCTTTCGCACCCCACATCACGGAGAAATAAATCCTGACAGAGCTGCCATTCTTGTTGAAGATCTTCACATGGATGGTGATTTTGCTATGGGTAAAGCCAAAGTACTTTCTACACCTTGTGGTAAAATTTTGGAAGCACTGTTGACTGATGGTGTTCGTATGGGAGTTTCTTCCCGTGGTACTGGTAATCTTCTTGAAGGAAACATTGTTGCTGATGATTATCATATGATATGCTGTGATGTAGTTTATCTGCCCTCATGTGCTGAAGCTTATCAAGACGCAATGTATGAGTCCGTACAGCGTACCACGGAATGGGTGTTAAATGAATCTCTAGGTCTCTATGTGGAAAGAGA